AATCAAATTATATTGTTGATTTGGATCTAAGAACAAGTGGAATTGTTTACGGAAAAAAAAGTTTTATGAATTTAGAAATCACATTCTTTACCAACGGTCAAATGGATTTCAAAGACCCAAAAATAAAATTTTCACTAAAAAGAATTTGTCGAGAAATTTATACCAAAAATTTTCTGCAAAATCCTAATTTTGAGTTTACCCTCTCGAAAAAAGTAAAAGAAGTATAAACCGTATATTTATATCTAAAAGATATATATGCGAATTTTAGGTCCATCTGACACAGGTAAGGGTATTCTTATTGAAATGGATGCGGGACATATCTCCCCCACCGACAACTTCAACAAAGCAATTATAGAGGAGTCCAACAAAAGTATGTTGGATTATTCTAAACCCTTTGAGTTCTACGCCGTACTACAAAAGTATAATACGCCAAACCGTAACGGTCGTGTTTATCCTGAAAGAATCCTCAAGAGAGAGGCTGAGAACTACAAGAAGATGATTCAAAAGGGTGTAGCCCTTTCTGAGCTCAACCACCCTGAGTCATCACTAATTGACCTTGATCGTGTGTCACACGCTATCACCGATATATGGTGGGATGGACATATCCTTATGGGTAAACTAAAACTTCTAACCTCACCAGGTTTCCACGAAAGAGGTGTGGTATCTACAAAAGGGGACCAAGCAGCTAACTTACTTCGTCAGGGGGTAACACTTGGTATCTCATCACGTGGTGTAGGATCCCTAAAAAAAGTGGGTGAACAAAACGAAGTACAAGATGATTTCGAACTTATCTGTTTTGATTTGGTATCTTCACCATCTACACCAGGAGCTTACCTGTTCACAGATGTAAAAGACAGAAACAATTTCGAGGAGAACCTCGAAGAAGAAAAGATGAGTAGAATGTCCTCTACAGGGGGTGATACAGGAAAAGGAATGAACCGCTCTATTGACTTATTACAAAAACTTAATCATTATTTAGGAAAATAATTTTAACACACAATGGAAGAGAAGTATTTCGTAGCAAAGATCATGTACGATCTACCTGATGAAAACTCAGGAAAAATCAAAAAAATCAGAGAAGAGAAACTCGTCAGAGGTTTCAACGTCACCGACGTGGAAGCTAAAGTTACCAAAAGATATGAAGGATTTCCACACGATTGGAGAATCACTTCTGTATCGGAAAGTAAAATTGATGAGGTGATCGAAAAGTAATTTCACCAAAAAAGAAAAGAATCCTCCACCAAAAGTGGGGGATTTTTTATTTTAATTTGTTTCTGACCATCAAAAAAAAACTTTTTTTGATTTGGGACATATTTATAGTATAAAAATTATCATTTAATAAATGGCAGATAATAAATCAATCGTAGAAGAAGCACTACTCCAAATGAAAAACTTGGAACAAGTAGTAGCGGAAAATGCAAAAGGAATACTTGCTTCAACAATGAAGGAAGAAATCTCTGAACTAGTAAAAGAGTCTCTCAAAGAGGCTGAACACGCTGAAGAAATGGACGAGCAGGAAGATGAAATCTTGGCTTTGGACATGGATTCAGAAGAGTCTGACGAAGAAGGCGATGATATGGAAATGGATTCTGATGAAGAAGAGATGGACATTGAAATCGATTCTGAGGAGGATGATGAATTACCTATCGATCTTACAGGAGCTTCTGATGAAGAGATTCTCAAAGTATTCAAAGCTATGAGTGATGAAGACGGAATTATCGTAACTCAAGATGATGACCAAGTTCACATCGAAGATGAAGATGCTGACGTTGAATATATCATTCAAATGGAAGGAGAAGAAGAGGAAGAATCTATGACTGAAATGGACGAACAAATGGACATGGATGTTGAGGTAGAGGACGAAGAAATTTCTGACGAGGAATTGGACGCTATGATTGCCGACATCTTCAATGAGTCTGAAATGGGAGAAGGTGAAGACTACGACCATTACAGAGGAGCTGAAAAGGATGACGCATCTCATATCCGTAAACTTGAAAAAGATATGGAATATGATTCAGAGTACACCGAGGAGATGGACGAAGAAGAAGATGAGGTAGTTTATGAAATCGAGATGGACGAAGAGGAGGATGACATGGATGACATGACAGAATCTAAAATGACTATCAAACCTGTAATGGGTCACACCAAAGCGGCTAAACTAACTACTAAAGCTGAAACTAAGGAAGCGGCTATCGAACCTAAAGGTAAGGCTAAAGGAGTTGGTATGAATCTAAGTCCTAAAAAATTCGAATTTACCGAAGAGGAAATGGAAGAAGGAAAAGACTGGGGTTCTAACAAACACGAATACAAGCGTAAGTCTGTAGACGGTGTTAAGAAAAAAGCTGGCGAAGGTAAGGACGGTCACTATAAAGACTACGAAGGAAAATTCGGAGGAAATAAAGGTGATAAGTCTAAGACTCACCCTGGAAAGAAGGATTACGAAAAGTCTGAAGCTAAAGAAGCGGCTAGAACTTATGGTATGGGATCTAAAGAGGGTCGTGGTTTGAGAAAAGGTATCACTAATAACCGTAACTACGTTTATGGAGATAACGGAGTCAAAGTAGAATCAATCCAAACTGAAGTTCAAAGATTGAGAGAGAAAAACGAAGAATATCGTAAAGCTCTTAACGTGTTCAGAGAAAAGTTGAATGAAGTTGCAGTGTTCAATTCAAACTTAGCATACGCTACAAGATTGTTTACAGAACATACAACAACGAAGCAAGAGAAAATTAACATCCTAAGAAGATTTGACGATGTTGAATCTTTGAAGGAATCAAAGTCTCTTTACAATTCTATCAAGAATGAACTAAACAACACGACTCAAAATGTTGTGACTGAATCAGTAAGCAAGATTGAAAAATCACCAGCTTCAGGTTCAGCTCAAAACTTGATTGAGTCAAAAACGTATGAGAATCCTCAGTTCTTGAGAATGAAGGATATCATGCAAAAAATAAATAAATAAAACCTAAAATTAAATTAAAATGGGTGCATTATTAGAAAGTGGTCTTGTTGGTAACATCGGCATGAAGCATTTGAAAGTTATCAAAGAAGACACAATTAACAAATGGGACAAATTAGGATTCCTCGAGGGTCTTAATGGTCACCTTAAGGAAAACATCGCACAGTTGTATGAAAACCAAGCTTCACACTTAATCAACGAAGCTTCTTCTACATCTGATTCAGGTTCTTTCGAGACTGTAGTTTTCCCAATCGTAAGAAGAGTATTCTCTAAACTTCTTGCAAACGACATCGTATCAGTACAAGCTATGAACCTACCTATCGGTAAGTTGTTCTACTTTGTACCACGTATCCAAGGTTACTCAGGTGGTACTTGGAATGGTGCTACTGGTGGTAGTGGTGATCACTACGCTCCTGTAGGTTCTCCAGGTAACTATCCAGGTGATCCTAACAAGGGTTACGGAACTGACGTTGACGCAGGTACTTACAATCCATCTTTCACTAAGGATTTGTATGACTTGTTCTACGAAGGTAACGAAGCAGCTTTGAATCCTCCAGGATTGTTCGATTACTCAAAAGGTCGTTGGTCAGCTATCACAGCTAATACAGTTACTGTTGCTTGGGAAGATAGCTTGTTGATCCCAACAGGTTACACTGGTGACCACAGAAAAGTATTAATCGAAATGAATGGTTTCCAAAACGCTGGTGCTGGTCAATTGATCGGACCGAACGGTAACACGATGGATACTGAAGAATTCCTTTCAGGTCTTTTGATCTTGGGTGTTGCGGGTAACGCTACAACTTCAGCTAACACTAGAAACCCATACTTGTTCAACGTCGTTACTCAAAGATACGGTAAAGGTATCGTTGAATACGGAAGTACATCTTCTACAGTATGGCCAAGTACTGGATCAGGTGGTCAATACAACAACATCTGTAACGCACAAGGAAAAATCTACTTGGAAGTAGATCTACAAGTTCCTGTATGTGTTGAGTGTGGTCAAACTTCTCCTGACGGTTACACAGGTTCTACATTTGAATCTACATCTGCTGATACTAACGCGTTCGTTGCTGTTTACAGAAACTACGACAACTTAGAATTTGAAGATCAAATCGGTGAAGTTTCTTTCGACCTTGAATCAGTGACTGTATCTGTTACAGAAAGAAAACTTAGAGCTCAATGGTCTCCTGAATTGGCACAAGACGTTGCTGCATTCCACAACATCGACGCTGAAGCTGAATTGACAGCTTTATTGTCTGAGCAAGTGGCTGCAGAAATCGACCGTGAAATCTTGAGAGACTTGAGAAAAGGTGCTGCATGGGATCTACGTTGGGACTACAACGGATGGAAGAGATTAGCTTCTTCTGGTACTACTCCTTACACTCAGAAGGACTGGAACCAAACGTTGATCACAGCTATCAACCAACTTTCAGCTCAAATTCACAAATCAACTCTTAGAGGTGGTGCTAACTGGATCGTTGTATCTTCAGAAGTATCAGCTATCTTCGATGACTTGGAGTACTTCCACGTTTCTAACGCGGCTCCTGAACAGGACCAGTACAACATGGGTATCGAGAGAGTTGGAACATTGGCAGGTAGATATCAAGTTTACCGTGACCCATACTTCCCACCTAACCAGGTGTTGATCGGTCACAAAGGAACTAGCTTGTTAGACACAGGTTACATCTACGCTCCATATGTACCTCTTCAGTTGACTCCAACTATGTACAACCCATTCAACTTTACTCCTATCAAGGGTATCATGACACGTTACGCTAAGAAAATGGTTAACAACCGTTTCTACGGACGTATCACAGTTGATGGTGTTAGAACATTTGACTTACAATCTTTGAGATAATAGTCATAAATGTTATGAGTAAGGGAGGAGGAATCCTCCCTTTTTCTTTTAATGGATATTTATTGGAAAAGTAAATAATGTCCGCACCTTGTGTTTGTCGTAGAGTAGGTATAAAGAATTTGATGCCAATAAAATCGTTGGTAATAAATTATAGTAGATGTTCGGATGAATACGTAGTTCAAAACTATTCTATCAAACCAGGTGAGACAAGAGAAATTTGGTATATAGTTGGGACTTTTTCAACAGCATTTCCAAGCGCATCGTACCAAGAAATTGATTTGACACCATGGCCTGAAGGTTGTGATGTCCAACCCACGCCTGAAGTTGTTGAATATTTCATCTTATATGAAAATGGAAATATTATGACAGCACAAAATAACAATGGTATAGAATACCAATATTAAAATATTTATAGTAATGGCAAATCAAAAAATATCACAATTACCAACGTATACTGGAAGTACAACAGGTACGTGGTTAATTTTAAATGATTCAACTGAAACCAACACTTATAAAGTGTTGACAACAGACATCGCTGGTACTTCAGGTACGAGTGGTAGTTCTGGATATGGTTTTGATTGGAAGGGTGTGTGGAGCCCCTTATTTGCCTATTATAAAAATGATACGGTCTATTACCAATATACTTCATATATTGCCGAACAAGATATTCCGGCAGGTCAACCAGCACCTGATATAAATAGTGATTGGTCAATAATTGCCGAATCAGGGTCATCGGGATCAAGTGGAACTTCAGGTAGTTCGGGATCAAGTGGAACATCTGGTACAAGTGGTACTTCGGGTAGTTCAGGTTCATCAGGAACATCTGGAACAAGTGGATCGTCAGGGACAAGCGGTACCAATGGATCGAGTGGTTCATCAGGTACTTCAGGTTCGAGTGGTTCATCAGGTACTTCGGGATCGAGCGGTACTTCTGGAACATCAGGAACATCAGGATCGAGTGGTTCTTCAGGTACTAGTGGAAGTTCAGGGACCTCAGGATCATCAGGAACAAGTGGAACTTCTGGTTCGTCAGGATCATCAGGAACTTCGGGTACTAGCGGAACAAGTGGAACTTCAGGATCATCAGGAACCTCAGGATCATCAGGAACCTCAGGATCATCAGGAACCTCAGGATCATCAGGAACAAGTGGAACTTCTGGTTCGTCAGGATCATCAGGAACTAGTGGTTCATCAGGAACTAGTGGTTCATCAGGTACAAGCGGTTCATCAGGTACAAGCGGTTCTTCTGGAACAAGCGGTTCGTCAGGTACAAGCGGTTCGTCAGGTACAAGCGGTTCTTCTGGTTCTTCAGGTACTTCAGGATCTGCAGGTTCATCAGGAACTAGCGGAACAAGTGGTTCATCAGGAACGAGCGGTTCGTCAGGAACAAGCGGTTCGTCAGGTACAAGCGGTTCGTCAGGTACAAGCGGTTCTTCTGGTTCTTCAGGTACTTCAGGATCTGCAGGTTCATCAGGAACTAGCGGAACAAGTGGTTCATCAGGAACTAGTGGTTCATCAGGAACGAGCGGTTCGTCAGGAACAAGCGGTTCGTCAGGTACAAGCGGTTCTTCTGGAACAAGTGGTTCATCAGGTTCTTCGGGAACCTCAGGTTCTGCAGGATCTTCAGGCACTAGTGGTTCTTCAGGAATTTCGGGATCATCAGGTACATCAGGGATAAATGGAACATCTGGTTCTTCTGGCACCTCAGGAACAAATGGTACCTCAGGTACTAACGGATCATCAGGTACTAGTGGTTCTTCAGGGTCAAGTGGTACTTCAGGTTCTGCAGGATCTTCGGGC